ATCATTAGATAGGCATTTAACATAGGCAACTTTATAGGAGAAACAACTATGGCAACTTTAGCAGAAATCAGAGCACGACTACAGGCAGCAGAGACAAAAGGCAAAACTTCCGGCAGTGGCGGAGATAATCCCATTTACCCACACTGGAACATGGAAGAAGGCCAATCCGCAACTATCCGATTCTTACCGGACGCAAACTCCAAAAACACATTCTTCTGGGTGGAACGGGCCATGATCCGACTGCCATTCAACGGCGTCAAAGGAGAGATGGATTCCAAACAAGTGATGGTGCAGGTTCCATGTATGCACATGTGGAACGAAACTTGCCCAATCCTCTCAGAGGTCAGCCCTTGGTTCAAGGATCCTAGTCTGGAAGACATGGGTCGTAAGTACTGGAAGAAACGCAGCTATGTGTTCCAAGGCTTTGTGCGTGAGAACCCTCTTGCTGACGACAAGACACCGTCCAACCCAATCCGTCGTTTCATCATCGGACCTCAGATCTTCACCCTGATCAAGAGTGCGTTGATGGATCCAGAATTGGAAAACTTACCCACAGACACCATGTCAGGTCTGGACTTCCGTATCACCAAGACACAGAAGGGCGGCTACGCTGACTACAACACTAGTAAGTGGGCTAGAAAAGAATCCGCGCTTACTGAAGAAGAACAAGCAGCTATTGAAACACACGGCCTGTTTGACTTGAGCACATTCTTGCCCAAGAAGCCCACTGATGTGGAACTGCGTGTGATGAAAGAAATGTTCGAAGCAAGTGTAGATGGCAAGGCATTCGACATGGAGCGTTGGGGACAATACTTCCGTCCAGCCGGTATGCAAGCACCTAGTGGTGCCGCTGTAGTAGATGTGGATGAAGACGTTCCAGCGGTCAAAGCAGCACCAGTAGCTAAAGCACCTGTGGATTCGTTTGACGACGAGGATACTCCTGTGGCAACAGCACCAGTGGCCAAGCCAGCAGAAGGTAACAAAAAGGCCGAGGATATCTTGGCCATGATCCGTAGTCGTCAGAACAAGTGATGATATATGTAAATGGGGATAGCTGGACTTCAGGATGGCCGGATGAGGAAACTTATGGACACCGAGAGTATAGTTGGCCCCATTTGCTTGGTCAATTATTGGAACAGCCGGTGTTCAATGATGCACGGGCTGCTTCTAGTAATTACAGAATATATCGTCGAACATTTGATTATTTGTTAAACCAAACACCAGATTTGGCTATCGTGGCTTGGACAAGATGGGTTAGAGTTGAATTTGGAGATGCAGCATCAGGAAAAATATATCAATATGTGCCAGGTAGAGATCCGGAGTTTTTTAAAAACTGGAATTCATATCTAGCATATACAAATTTTTTGAGACAGATCATTTCACTACAAACCACAGCCGAAAAAACTAATACCAAATTATGGATGATCGACACGTTCCAAAACAATCTCTTAAAGAATCCCACACTGGAATGGTTTAAGGATATTCTACGTGAAGGGCAAGTATTTGATTTGATGGATGATGATAGGATTGAACAAAAATTCAACAAAGTTCTTACATTGAATAAACACATAGATTACGATAAATTTATGTTTGACAATACCTATCAAGACTTGGTCAAGGATTTTCAATTAGTCGAGGATCATCCAGTGAAAGACGGGCATCGACATCTGTCAGAAATGATATACAATTATCTAAGGAAATAAACATGGGAAAACCATTTGACGTAAGCAAGTTCCGCAAGGAAATCACCAAATCAATCGAAGGATTGAGCATTGGTTTCAACGATCCAACTGACTGGATCTCTACAGGCAACTACGCACTGAACTATCTTATATCAGGAGACTTTAACAAAGGTATTCCACTAGGTAAGGTCACTGTGTTTGCAGGCGAATCGGGTGCAGGCAAAAGTTACATCTGCTCCGGCAACATCATCAAGAACGCACAAGCACAGGGTATCTATGTGGTGTTGATCGACAGTGAAAACGCATTGGACGAAGACTGGCTCAAAGCACTAGGTGTGGATACCGGCCAAGACAAATTGCTTAAATTAAGCATGGCCATGATCGACGATGTGGCCAAAACAATCAGCACATTCATGAGCGACTATAAGGCCTTACCTGACGGCGAGCGCCCCAAGGTAATGTTTGTTATCGATAGTTTGGGTATGTTGCTCACACCTACTGATGTGAATCAGTTTGACGCAGGCGATATGAAGGGTGACATGGGTCGTAAACCCAAAGCACTTACTAGTCTTGTTCGTAACTGTGTGAATATGTTTGGTAGTTACAACGTGGGCTTAGTATGTACCAATCACACATACGCAAGCCAGGACATGTTTGATCCAGATGACAAGATCTCCGGTGGTCAAGGTTTCATCTATGCCAGTTCGATTGTTGTGGCTATGAAGAAACTTAAACTCAAAGAGGACGAGGACGGCAACAAGATCTCGGATGTGATGGGTATCCGCGCTGCTTGTAAAGTGATGAAAACACGCTATGCAAAACCCTTTGAAGGTGTGCAGGTCAAGATTCCTTACACAACCGGAATGAGTCCTTTTTCCGGCATGGTAGATCTCATGGAGAAGCGCAATCTGTTAAAGAAAGAAGGCAACAGCCTAGTATTTGTGACCAGCGACGGCGAGATCATCAAGAAGTTCCGCAAGAAGTGGGAAGCCAATGAGGAAGGTTGTTTGGATCGTGCTATGGCAGATTTTGGAAATCACAAAGAAGAGGTAAGTACCATCGAGGAGGCAGTGGAATGAATGAAGCAGTAGCAGTGGCCAGCGAGATGTGGTCAGAACTCAAGCGTTATGTAAACACAGTGGATCGAGATGAAGCAGCCGAAACAGTGGTGGCTATCTTGATCGACAACGACTGTGATGTGGATGATATCAAGGACACATTCAAAGGCGACACTGATATCAAACGTGCGTTAACAGCATATCTCGACAACGACAAATCCTATGTGGATGAGGAAGATGTTGAGGAAGAAGAAGAAGAGGAAGACTATCGCGCCGACGACTGGGAAAACTGATGTGGTATAGCAAGGTAGTGGCCAACTTGGCAGCCATTCCTGATTTCATAGACCATTACGAAGCAGAGCTTGATGCAGCCAAACGAGATTGTAAGATCTCGGGTGTGCTGGAAAAGAACATCACTGCTCTGCCTGGTATCACGGAACAACGCTTCAATCAACTACAAGAGATTGAAGCGGTCCTGAACTATCTCAACATCCAACTACGCAAGATACGTAGGAAACACTTCCAAAAGTATCTTGAAGGCTATGCCCGTGCTCTTACGTCAAGAGATGCGGAAAAGTACGCAGAAGGCGAAGATGAAGTTGTGGACTTTGAAACCATCATCAACGAAGTGGCATTGCTACGCAATCGGTGGTTGGGCATTATGAAAGGGCTAGATACCAAACAATGGCAGATGGGCCATGTGGTTCGTTTACGCACAGCAGGCATGGAAGATATCACAGTATGACTATTTTGTTTAGCGGATGTTCTAATACAGTGGGAACATGGTTAGTTGCCGGGCAATCAAACTATGCTGAGATAGTATCTAATTATCTCAATGAAGATTTTGATAACATTTCTGTTCCGGGTAGAGATAATCAAGATATTTTTATTAACACATTATTAAAAATAAAAAACAAGTCATACAGTAAAGCAATCGTGCAGTGGACTTTTACCGAAAGGATAGGAGTCAATGCTTACCCTACTATTCATATGGGTTCTGTAGTGAATACACAGTCTCGGCCGCCCGCCAGTAAATGGTTTACACCTCAACAGTTAAATGTGCTAGGAATAGATACAGAAGGAGTCAAATCGTATCAAAGAAATTCTATACTTCTTTCAGGGCAACATAAAAACTGGATGGATATTTTTTTATACACTGATATTATTGCAACGTATTGTTCTCTCAAAGGAACAGTTCCAATTTTCATTGATCTTTCTTTAGATAAAACATTTACCAGTCTGATTCAATCAAAAAAATATTCAATCACAGACCTACCCGATCCGGTGAAAAGTATATTCACACAGGAATTGGCATCCGATGCGACAATTCAAAAATATATAGATTCATTCATACAATTACACAACCCAAGCATATGGGCAAACTTTGGTGATCCTTGGAAAACACATTGGATTGATCGTGCTTCTGACGACTTACATCCTGGTCCAAAATCTCACCAATGGATGGCTGATCAGATCATTTCTCACCTGGTATAATATGCGTCTATAAATAGATGCATGAAACGCACCGCATTTGTAACAGGCATGACCGGTCAAGACGGTCCTTATCTCGCTCGACTACTGATTGAAAAAGGCTATCATGTATATGGCCTTGTCAAACGCTATAGTAATCCTAACTTAGACAACATCAAGTGGCTGGGTATTGAGAACGATATCGAGTTGATCACCGGTGACATCACCGATGAAAACAACATGAATCATCTCATGCAAA